GTAGGGCCTACAGTCCCTCACTGTAGAGCGGGCCCGGATAGGAGCTCTCACCCTCCGACCCAGGCCCTTGATCGACTGGATGGAGTCGACCCATGGGTACCGTACCGAACCCTGCCCTCTCGACCGAGCGCCTCGCCGAGCCGGCCGAGATCCGGAAGGCGCACGCCGCCGGCTACGTCGAGGGCGTGCGCGATCGGTTGTCGAAGAAGAGCACGGTGGAGAAGGCGATCGAGGCCCTGAAGGACTTCGAGTGCAGCACCTTCGAAGAGGCCCGGAGGCTGCTCGGTCTGTGGTCCGGCCGACGGGAGATGACCCTCCCGCAGGTGAAGGAAGTCTTGGACCACTTCAGGGAGATGGAGACCATCGACGCGCTGCTCGGGATCACCTTGGAGCAGGCCGCCGCGGTGCACGCCGCCGACCGGCCGTGCCCCGACTGGTGCGAGGTGAACCACTTGGACCCCGAGGTGTTCGCCCGGGAGACGGACCCGGTGATCCAGGCCCGGGGCCACTCCCGGTACGTGCTGACCGACGACGACGCCGACATGTCTGTGCGGATCTACCAGCTGGAGCACCTCACCGACGACGAAGAGTCGCTGCGTCGACGCGGGCACGACGCCCAGCACGAGCCCACCGAGGTGGTCATCGGGGCGGACAGCCTGTCGCCGGACGACGCCGACCGGTTGGCGGCGGCGATCGTCGAGGCGGCCCGGATCGCCCGGGGCTGAGATAGACGGGAGCGGCCCGGACCCTGGGGAGGGTAGTCCGGGCCGCTCCCGCGTCGGGGGTCAGCCGGTCAGGTCTTCCGCTTCCTGCCGGCGCAACGCCCACTGCAACTGGCCGCACTCCGGCGTACCCGGGCAGTCGTCGCCGCACCGTTGTCCCTGCTCGTGTGCCTCGATGGCGTCCAGGGCGGCGACGTCGAGCAGCGCCGGGGGTACGCCGTGTTCGACGGGCATCAGTCGTCGTCCTCGTCGAGCCACGGCGCCGGAAAGTCCTGCTTGGCGTCCATCAGCTCGCGGGCCCGCTCGTCCTCGGCGGCAAGCTGCGCATCCCGCTCGGCGGTGATCTGCGGGGCTGTGTCGTGGTCCACGGGTATACCTCCCGAGTTGTCGTGACGGTGACACCCCACCCTGACCTGCACCCCGTACGGGTGTCAACCCCGTCAACTTGACGGACCTGCTGGTAGTCACCTCCGTACGGTCATCCCGTGAGGCTGGCCGGGATGTCGGAGATTCAGCAGATGCTGGGTGGCGTGTCCCGTCAGCGCGCGTCGGAGATCGTCAACCGGGCGTCGTTCCCGAAGCCGGTTGACGTGCTCGCCACCGGCCGCATCTGGGAACGGGCCGCGGTCGAGCGGTGGATCAGGGAGCACCGCCCGACGCAGCGCGACGACTAGCTCAGGTCAGGTACGGCACGATGCCGATCGCTACGGCGATCAGCGCGAGCAGCACGGACGCGGTGGGCAGCGGCCACTGCCGGCGTTCGACCGCCCGTAGCCGCTCCTCGTGATCCTGGATGTCCTGCCGGGTGGCGGTCTGCTGCTCGATCAGCACGTCTACCCGGCCGGTCAGCCTGACCACGGCGTCGTAGATCTCCCGGCCGGTGATGCGGACGGCCAGGGGGTCGGCGAGCGGATCGGGCAGGCTGTGGCCGGGCATGGTCACGCCGAGCCGCCAGTCAGCCGCCGGCCGATGGTGTCGGCCACCTCACCGGCGGCCAGCTCGGCGCCGGGCACCACCGCGCGCAGGTAGTCACGCACCTGCCGGCCCGTCGCGGTCGACCCGTCGGCGGCTTCCTTCAGCAACCCGTGCACCGCGATGCGGCACGCGGCCACCAACTCATCCTTGGTCAACTCATCCTCCAGCAGTCCCCAGGGCCGCCGGTCCTGCTCGGCGGCCACGGTTTGGTCGATCGACAGGTGTGCGTGCCGGTCGTGCGGGTTCGGCCCGGTGTACGTCTCGGGTCGCCAGCCCCGGTCTCGGTGGTAGAGCCAGCCTTCGTAGATCCAGTACCGGGCCGACGGGTGCCGCCTCACCGCGGCGAACACGGCGGCCAGGTCGATCCCGTCCTCGTCGATGTCGAACGCGTTCACCGAGCCCCGGGCGTTGGGGTTGTGGTCGGATCGGGTGGCCTGGTGGGCGGCGTCGCCGATCGTGCCGTCGGACGTCCGGTCCCGGCCGGGCCAGCGGCGGTTGATCTCGTCGCGCAGCACCGCCAGCGACGGAGCGAGGTACCAGGAAGCCACGACGATCCCCCTACTGCACTCGGGTGAGCTCGAAGAACGACCCGGCCTTGACGTCGGTGTTCGACGCGTTGGCCGTGTTCTGCGCCCACTGCAGGGTCATCGATCCGGCCGTACTGCCGACCACGACGATCCCCCACGCGTTACACGGCGCATCTGATGCCGTCCCGTTGATGGCCGACACGGCACCGGAGGGCAGGACCAGCGTTTGCCAGTTCGCGGTGTTGCCCGCGGCGAAGTACCAGTTCGTCAGCGTCGTCCCGCTCGGCACGGACCACTGGAACTTCAGGTCCGGGATGGCCGCGCTGTTGTAGCAGAGGTACAGGTGCGCCTTGTAGACGGTGTTGGCCAGCACCGGCAGCGTCAGCGCGGTGTCGTTGACGAAGGTGGTCGAGTTGTTGACGGTCTGGGTGCTGGTCTTGCGGGCGATCGCCGGGGCGAGTAGGGCCAGGTCGTCGGCGGTGACGATCTGGCCGGCGTCGATCGACATCGGGGGTTCCTCCTTACCTGGCTACTCGCCACGGGTCCGCCAGCCGCACCGCGCTGCCAGCGGGCACCACCTTGGTGATGCCGTTGACGGGCGTGGCGGTGACGGTCATGGTCTGCGGGTCGCTGCTGCTGGTGATGCCGGTGACGGTCAGCCGCACCCCGGACACCAGCACATCGAACGGGAAGTCCCCCGGGCGCGACGCGGTGGTGATCCACAGCCGGGATGTGCCCGGGGCCCGCTGCACGGTCAGCGCGGTGTCCACGCCGGCGTCGAAGTCGGCGGTGGTCACCGACCCGGCGGTGTCGACCCGGGTGGTCTGCGAGGCGACGCCCACGGTGTACGGGCCTGCCGGCTCCATCGTGTAGGTGATCGTCCGCTCGGCGTTGGTCGGCATCACCTCGGTGACGCCCTGGACCATGAGCCGAATCGGGCCCGGCGGCATCCAGTCCGGTAGCCCGTCGATGGACAGCACCCGGCCGGCGTCGAGCGCGGCCGCCCGGCCAGTCGCCTCCGGGTCGGACGCCCATGGCTCGGACCGCAGGTTGATCGGGACGGCCGGGTACCGCTCCTCATCCCAGGTGCCCAGGTGCAGCAGCCAGTGCGCGGCCGCCCGCAGTTGGCTGTCGGCGGCCACGTTCAGTTCCGGGGCGGTGTCGTAGCCGGTGCCGATGCCGTCCGGCGGATCCTGCACCGACAGCGAGCCGGTCTCGAGCACGGCGCGGGCCGAGCCGCCGCCGGGCCTGCTCGCGGTGACGTCGTTGGTGACGGCGAACGTGTCGGGTTCGGGCTCCAGGCCGGGTGCCAGCGCGGTGTAGTCCACCTCGAGGATTGGATCTTGGTTGTAGAGGCTGGCCCGGGTCCGGTACGCCAGACCCAGCGTCTCCCGGGCCTCTCCGAGGATCCCGCCGTCGACGGTGGCGCACTCGCTCACCAGGTCGTACCAGGTGTGCAGCCCTTGCGGGCCCATCGCCGCGGTGGCGTCCGGATCGCCCACCACGGCCATCGGTACGCCCTGCTCGGCGCCGAGCCGGGCCAGCCGCGCCCCGGCGGTCTCGCCGACCCAGGCCCGGGCCGCCGCCGGCCGCACCTCGTCGAAGTAGTCGGCGTGCGGGGCGAACAGGGCCAGGTGCCCGATGGCCGGCGCCTTGTCACCGGAGTCCAGGTACGAGTTGGGCAGCAGCGTGTCGGGCACCGGGGCGAGGAAGCCGGCCCAGGTGCCGGAGTTGGCGAACTCGCCGTCAATCCACAGGTAGTGCACGCTGTCGGCGCCGGACCGCTCGACGTCGAGCCGGATGTGGTGCAGCTGCCCATCCCACGCGGCCAGCGACGCGCCCAGAGAGATGCCGGTGACCCCGGCCACGGTCCCGCCGGCCATGGTCACCGTGCCGGCCGGACTGAACAGGAACGACCATTCGTAGCCGCCGCCCTGCACCGTCATCGGCACCGAGTTGGTGCCGTCGTCGGACCCGGCGTCGTAGCGGATCACGAACTCGAACGTCCAGCTGGTGGCCGACGACGCGGGCAGCCTGGCCGACAGCCGGCCACCGTTGCGCAGCCCCACCAGCGACGCGGCACCCCCGGACCCTTCGACCCCCCAGATCAGGGACCCGTCGTAGTCGCCGGTACCGATCTGCGTCACCCCAGCCGGCCGGCCCAGGTCGGTGATCGGCGCGCCGCCGAGCAGCCCGGACGCGGCCTGCTCGACGTCCCGCCCGTCCTCCAGCGGGTAGTAGGCGATCAGGGTGTCGGTGGTGGCGGTGTAGGCCCGGTACAGCGGCGAGCGGAGCGGCCGGGACGCCTTGCTGAGGCGTTCCAGTACGCCCTGCGCGGTGATGGTGGTCCACACGTCCGAGCCGTCCACCGTCCACCGCGGCGGCCAGCTGGGTACCTCCAGCACCGCCCGCCGGTCGACCGCCCGGTACGCGTCGACGGCCACGGTCAGCGCCGGGCTGTTGGTGTTGCCGGACACCACCCAGGTCATGATCCCGACCCGGCCGGCGTCGGAGATGTCCGTGTCGGTGGTGGTGAGGTGCCAGCCGACCGGCTCCGGTCCGTCCGGGTCCCACACCCGCATCGACAGCCGGCCGTCAACCACACTGCTCCGCAACCGGAGCAGCTGACCGGCGGTGTACGTCACCCCGGGCACGTCGGCCAGCTCGACCAGCTCGGTCAGCATGGCGTTGAACCACTTCGCGATCTTCAGGGTGACCGTCGATCCGCCGGGGTTGAACTCCAGCCGGAACCAGTAGGAGTCACCAGTGATCGGGTTGTAGCGGGCGATGTGCCCGGTCACCAGCGCCGCGCCGGTCACCGCGGCCGACGTGGCGATGTCGGACACCTGCTCGACGTCCACCAGGTCCCCGGCCAGGTCCGCCCAGCGGATCACGTTGGTCGTCGGGTGGGCGATCGTCGCCGTGCCGCCGGCCACCGCGAAGTCGGCGGTGGTGCCGCCGGTGACGTCCCACGCCTGCCCAGAGTCGGCCGTACCCCACCCGCCGGACACGGCGCGCCCGAAGTCGTCGACGACCACCGGCAGGGCGATGCGCACCGGAGTGTTGCGGCCGAGCCGGCCGAAGTACGGGCTACGCGGGTTCCGGCTGGAGTACGCCCCGCTGGTGTTGTCGATGACCAGCGACGCCGTGCCGGGCGCGGCCACCGTGCCGGGCGCGGCCCTGCCCCGGGTGATGGTGATCCCGCCGCCCGAGTCGGCCACGCCCTGCCGGACGTCCGTCCGGATGGGCACCCACCCGTCGTCACCGCCGACGTAGATCTCGACGTCCGGCTCTACCGCGCCCATCAGGTCACCGCCTGCCGGACGACCACCCGCACATCCGGCCGCGTCCGGATCGTCGACATCAGCCACCGCGCGAGCAGCTGGTCAGCCGTCCCGCCGCCGCCGACGTTGATGACCACCGTGGTCCCGCCGGCAGACTGCCCGGCCGGGGTCACCGTCTCACCGGCTTGCAGCAGGGCCAGGCCCTCCGTACCCGGGGCGCCGGGCATCACGCCGCCCTTGTGGAACACGGGGATCTGCGGCATCGAGAACCCGGCGCCACCCAGGCCGAACCCCACCCAATCCGGCAAGGTGAAGCTGAGCCGGCCCACCGTGGAATTCCACGCCCGCGCGATGAAGTTGAAGGCGGTCTTGTACGGCCACACCAGGATGTCGACCAGCGTGGACAGCGCCGACCGAATCCCGCTCGGCATATCCCGGAACCAGCCGACCAGGTTCTCACCCATCGACTTGATCCAGTCCCACGCGTCCTTGACGGGGTCGCCGATCTTCGACCAGGTCCACGCCCACAGGTCCTGGAACCAGGTGGTCTGGGTGGCGATCCACACGATCGCTGCCACCAGGGCGGCGATGGCGATCACCACCAGCCCGATGGGGTTGGCGGTCAACGCGGCGTTGAGCAGCCACTGAGCGCCGGCCCACACCTTCGACGCGGCGGCGGCGATGTGCTGCCCGGCGGCGGTGGCCAGCGTCGCGACCCGCGTGGTCTTCAGCCAGGTCACCGCGCTCTTCATCGCCGGGATCCACAGGTTGAAGATTCCGCTGGCCAGGTCACCGACGGCGAAGCCCATCAACAGGAGCTCTTCGAAGCCGATGCCGTCCTGCGACTTCTTCACGCCCTCCAGACCGTCCTGGATACCGGTCAGGGTGTCGCGGAAGCCCATCGCCCGGGTGTCGGTGGTGTCGGCCGCCTCACCGACGCGGTCGAAGCTGTCGGCCGACTCGCGGACCTGGCTGCCCATCTGGTCGGCGGCCTGGCCGACGCGGTCGAACGCCGATTCGAGCTTCGTCGAGTCCCCGGCGAAGGTGAGAACAACCTCGTTGCCGGCCACGTCAGGTCACCTCCACCCCGGCCGCCGCGGCGGTGTCGAGCAGCGCCTTCTCCAGCACCTTCGCGACCTCGTGACGGCGGACCGCGTACCCCTTCCACAGGTAGCGGCCTTCCTTGATGAACGGGCGCTTCGCCGGTCGTCCCCGGCGGCGGCCCTCTCCACCGAAGTCCAGCCACGGGTAGTAGGGCACCCGCTTCGACCCGCCAGCGACCCGGGTCGCCGTCCGGGTGGACCGGGCCCGCAGCGACCGGGCGGCGCGGCCGGACCGGCGAGGAACCCGCGGCTCGGCCCAGTCGATGACCACGTCCGCGGCACCGTTCATCGCGACCCGCAGCGCCTTCGGTAGGTCCCCGTCGAGCTTGCGCAGGTTCCGCGAGAACTCGGCCAGGCCCTGCACGCGGATCGGCTCGACCAGGCCGCTCACCCCGTACCACCTCCCCGGCCTTCGGCCAACCGTCGCGCGAGCTCTTCCCGCTGCGCCTTACGCGCGTAGTAGACGCCCCACGCGACGTACTCGCTGTTCGACATCTCCGCCCGCAACCGGGCCACCGTCATCCCCAACTTCTGCGCCAGGAAGTGATCGAACTCGGTGGACGGGTCAGCCTCGAACCCCTTGTACGCCGCTTTTGTCGGCACCCTTCTTCAGGCCGGACAACTCGGCGATCCGATCGGACACGGCCACCAGGTCCCCGGCGTCGGCGGACGCGGCCCACGCGGCGACGTCCTCCACCGACAGCTTCGGATCGGTCATGCCCGTGGCGATGATGAAGCTGTCCCGCTCGGCAACGTCGTCGATCTTCTGGCTGGCGATGACCTCATCACGGGTCAACGCGCGTACGGCCACCTCCGACCCGCCCGGCAGGGTCGCCTTACCCCGGCCGGTCTTGCGGGCCAGGA